AATGGTCTTGATTGCTTCGACCATCTGGTTTAAATACTTTGCCTTAAGGACACTCTTTTGATATTCTTGATCTGCTTCCAGATATATTGCTACATCTGTTTTGATCAGTTTCATTGGAAAAGGTTTTTCCGACTTCCCAGTATAGTATTCCCACCTGTCACGGTAAGTACGCTTTACTTCTAACTCTGCCTGATCCCGAAGGGTAGTAAAGTTATTGTAAAGTCTTAAATATTTAGCATGCAATTTAGGTATGGATAACGAGTCGTGGTCTAGTTTTTCATCATCTAAAGGAGAATCTTTCTCCCACATATCATTCAAGGTTTCTAGATTCATACTTTCTTCTGATCTTTATCCGTAATCTCGTAGATAGTATATTTAAAATTAACTTCTGCTGTAAAGTAATTGATGTCTGTTGCTGATGCATCAAACTCTAGAGTGGTTAAACTCGTAGGAAATATGTTAAAGAAATTAACTGTAGCAATACTGTTATAATTACTGTTCAATACTAATAGTCTAGCATCTGACATGGTTTTTGTAAAGTCAGTATCCCTACCTTTCTCATCTACAGCATCAATATATTTCTGAAAATCTCCTGTGTTCATGGGGTTAGTAAGACCCTTCAACCATTTGTATATCTCAAAGTAGTTGTCTAGGTCTTCATTAACTAAGAATCTCAAGTTAAGATCACCAAAGGTCATCTTATCACCTGGAACAGTATAGTCTTTGACAGGTGTACTAATTTCTCTTACACCAATACTTACCTCTGGTATAGAGGCAGATTGACAAAAGTAGTCCACGTTAGGTGTCCTACTCATTATAAACTTAAATCCAACAGGGGATAAAAAGTTTTTATTCTTTGGTGCAAATTGTGCCATTAGCAGTTCTTGTTTAAATCTTCAGCCATGTTACCACCGATGTTAGCACCCTGTTCTCCACCGAACATTGCTACCCAACCAGCTGCAACCCAACCCACAAAGGGAATAGAGGAAAGAGTAGGAGCAGCAGCAGCACCAACGCTAGTCCCAACCAGTCTCCCAGTTCCTTCTGCACTCCCAACTGCCTTGATACAGGCAAGGTCTTTCTGTGACAGTTCTGGGTTATTCTTGACAAATGTGTCAAGGTCTGCAATCCATGATCTTGAATTAGATACTGGTGCACCTTGGTTGATCTGTCCATCCATAAAGTATTCTTCTACTACCTTAGTAGTTTCATTTGCAAGTCCTAAGAAACCACCCTTCTCTTTGATGTCCTTAGTTATGTACGCTGTCTTGGGATCGTTTGCAGTATAACTGATTTTATATCCCTCTTTGTCTGCTGACACTACGTATGAAGTATAAGGACCTACAGGTATGTCTAGATCAGGTAACTTACCATCCTTTCTGTTGGCAATCATGCCAATCATACCAATGTGTGATACACCTATTACTACTCCTATTGTAGCAGCAAACCATTTTATCGGTGTCATGATAAAAGATTATATCTGTTTATATTTAGTCGCATTAAAAAGGGGAGGTTTTACCCTCCCCGAATCGTGATGATAAAGGATTGGTTCATGACCTTTCCCCCGAACTCTATATAATTATTTACTAAAAAATTTATACCTAGTCGGTCATTTACTTAACAAAAAGAAATGCCTAGTCCCAATTGACTCTCCAAGACTTAATCTTAAAAGGATCTAGGACTACCCACTTTGCATAGTGAACACCACGGTAACACAGAAAAGCAAAGACCCTCTCTGGATCATGTTTTTCTGGATCGTATTCTGGAACTTCGTATTCGTCCCATGTGAATTCTATCTTCATCGTCTTAGCCTCCTGTAATATTATTTAGTGTTAGGAGGTGCTCACAAAAAAAGAGACCCCCGAAGGAGTCTCTTGAAAGAAATATGTAACGTGATTACATTAGGTTAGCAACTCTAACTCTTCTGTAGTAAGCGTTAGCATTCAAGTTAGTAGAATGCTGTGGGTCACTATTAGATAGAGCAGCAAGTCCCTTAGCAAATGGGTTAAGAACCATTCCGTAACGAGTCTTAAACCCGATACGTGGTTGGAATGTATCCTGACCGATTGCTCTGTACATTTGTAGCGGAACGTAAGGACAGTAGAATAATCCTGCATCGTATGCATTAGATCCTTTGTATCCTACAACGTAGTACTGATTATCAGATACGTTAGCTGAATATGGGTCGATGTAGACCTTGAAACGTCCGTTGAGTGTTCCAACGAATGTGTTTCCTGTGTCGTCGATCTCTCCGATTCCACCAACTGCACCAGAGATTCCTGAGTCGTAGTCAAGAACACCAGACATAGCAAGAGCAGAAGCAACATCAGCAGATGTGATGATTACGTTACCCTTCCCTCTACGAGTTTCCTGTGCGATTGCGTTTGCGTCTCTCTCAATCTGGAACATAAGTCCTTTGAATTTCTCAACTGACCATCTACCGTTGGAGTCAACGTCTAAGTCGAACACACCTGCGTTAGCAACGTTTGCTTGAGCACCAGGCTTGGCACCTCTATAAACGGTTCTAACAACTTCTCTGTTGATTTCAGCAAGGATCTCTGTAGAGAGAATGTTTGCTAACTCAGACTCGGCATCTAATCCGTGGATTGCTTTCAAGTCTTGAGCAAGTTCAACTGAGTAGTCTGCTCTTAAGGCACGACCTTTTGCTTCAACAGCAATACGGTCTATGCTGAATGCCATCTCCATGAAGGCATTACCTGATGAATCTCCTAGAGATTCTTGCTCTGAAGTTGTGAACTTAGATGATGCTAGATCATAGTTACCTTCAGTTGTACCACCACCTGTGGCATCGTTGATCAAACCAGGATTTTTCTCAGTAGTTGCTGTTGGAGGTGTACCACCTTTTGTTCCAGAGAACTGAGCATCTGGTTCGTCGAAGAATGCTTCGTTACCAGACTGGTTTGTGTACTGAGATCTCATCGCGAAGATAAGTCCAGTAGGTCCTGACATAGGTTGAACGCCCGCGATGTCATAAGCAATAAGCTTAGGCATAGCACGACGGATCAAACTAATAAGGATTGGATCGAAACCATCAATTGCTCCCGCACTTGTGGTTTGTGTGTTGATAGGACCAACGTTTGTTGGTGCTTCTGTTAGCACTGCACGCTCTTCACGTAGTGCTTTTTCTTGGTTCTCAAGAAGAATTGCAGTAACAGATTTACGATAGTTATCCTTTATCTCAGGAAGACCATCATGACTAAGTACTGGTGCCCACTTCTTCTGGAGACTTTCTGCATTAAACATGCGGATCAAACTCCTAATTGTTTGTTTGGGTTTACAGTTTGTTTAGAGTCTTTTAGCAAGTTGCTGAACATATGCGTTCATACTCTCGCTTACGACTTCGCTTGGTGTAGCTGGTTGCTCATCGGAGATCTCTTCCTTCACTTCTGGCTTTTTAGCACCGAAGTAAGATTCTTTGATTTGCTCCAACTTCTCACGATACGTCTCTTCAGTCTTGAATTCAACTGCTTCAGCAAGGCCAGTGAACTTATCCTTTTGGACTTCTGCAAGTCCTCTTGATAGTTCTGTCAAAATCTCATTTTTACGATAGGATGCTACGGCCTCATGAAGTTCTAGATTCTTCTCAACTTGAGTGTTAAGACGGGTCTCCATGTCATCTAATTTCTCGCTCATATCAGCGACAATATCCAAACTCTCAGTTGGGACATTGATGTTGCTTTCAATGAACAATTTCTTTAATCCACCCATAAATGCTTCGGTGACTTCAGCTTTGAGTCCTGCTTCAATAGCAAGCTCATTCTCAGTCATCCACTCTTCACAAGCATATGAGAGGAAATTCTCTATACGACCAGAGAACTCTTCCTTTACGGCTTCAAGTTCTTCACTGATCCTGCTTTCTGCAGTTTCCTTTAGTTTAGCAACTTCCTTTGATACCTTTGCAGATACTGCAGCCTCAAAGACTGTTGTTGCTTTCTTCTGGAATTCTTCGTCTAAGTCAGCACCGCTTAGAATAGCTGCGATGTCTTCTGAGACTTGATCTTCGGTGATTGCTTCACCTTCTGTTTCTACATCATCAAAGATCTTACCACTTAATGCACCAGGCATTGCTGATGACGCACCACTTGGTTTAGTCTTGATTGTAGAATCTCCTGTTGTTGCTACTGGAGCAGCAGCCTTAGCACCTACGTTATCAGGTCCTTCGGGTTTCTCTTTTGTTGATCCACCTACTTCTGTTGCACTGTTTGACAGTGGAGAAGGTTGTGGAGGAACTGCACCTTTCTTAATAGCGGTATCGCCAGTTGCAGCATCTTCTTTTACTTCTTCAGGAGCCGCTGACTCTGCGATCACCTTTTTGAATTTTTCATCAATACTTGACATTTACGTACTCCTTACGGATAAAATTAGATTGCGTTAAGATTTAATAATATTATTTATAAATCATAAACTTCTTAACAGAGAATTGAACGCGGCAATCTTTCTCTCTGCTAATTCTTGACTTGAAGGTGCGGTGTCAAGAGCTTCCTTGACTGCCTCCAATTGTGCCTCTTTGATCTTACCATCAACTAAACACCATTCCTTTCCTTCGTAGATACCTTCAACGAATGCATCAGGTGCGGAAGGATCTGCTACTATGTCAGCAGCAGTGGATAGAGTAAAGTCGTCAGCAACGATTGATGTGGTGCCTTCTTTCTTAATAGAACCAAGTCCACGAGATGACACACCTAGTTGCACACCCTCTGCAAGTAAGTTCTGTGCGATCTTACCCATAGGGGTCTCTAATAATTTTGCCTTACCCATAAAGTTTTTACCTTCTGGGATTAACTCAATTATCTTATGAGAAACGCGATCAAGATTAATCGCAGGACCGTCGGGGTGTCCAAGTTCTCCGAGAGCTCTGCCACGTTTGACAAATTCCTCGTTGTACTTTCTTACCTCACGCTCCATAGTATCGTACTTGTACATACGACCATTACGATTGGTGATCTCAGTTTGCAAAAAGACACCTCTAATGTAGGTTGATTTCTTACCGTCTTTGTCTTCGGTAATTATCTCTACTGGTTCAATTTGTTCCGTGATCAGTTTCATCGGTTTCCTCTGGTTTTACTTCATCATTGCGATTGATGACTTCCGCTGTTTCTTCTGGAGATGCTTCGCCTTCTGGAGGAAGACCTGTCTCTCTAGAATTCACATTGCCTTCATCAGGCACGTGCGGAAACATTTTGTTTGCAATGTCTAGTTTGCTCGCATCAACTGATGCTGCAGCTTTCACTTGCAGCATATCTTTGAGTTTGTCTAAGGCATCTGCCTGTCCACCATCCCAAAGTAAATCTACGATTTCTCGTTCTTGTGTAGCCATAATTAATCTTTCCTAACTTTTATTTATTACCGTTCCCGTTTTGAGACGCGGAAGTCCGTGCTGCAGACTTACGAGGATCCTCTTTACCATTCATTTTTGGTGGAGCTTCCCCGTTTCTTGCTGCTGCTTTTTGCTGTGCAATTTGTACATCCTTCATCTCTTGATCCTTCGGTATGTTTTCTATATCCGCATCTATCATTCCTTGATCCAATTCTGTTTGACTCAATGGATCTATGACTCTTCCACTATCAATATCATCCTTCATCTGGATATCTAATTCTTCCATCTGTGTCTCTGTCTGACCTAAGATCTCAGAACGTATGTAATCAGTAGAGAAGTACTTACCAACATAAGGATCCATAGCAGCAATGACATTTAATTTTTCAGTCATCATTTCTAGATTCTTAAGCTCTGTAAAGTGATTGTCATAAAGATAGTCATATTGTATATGCTCCTTCATCTCATCCCAATCTTCTGGGGTGATTACACTTTTAAGAATTAATTGTGTCTTGAGGGTGTCATTGAATATGTCACTAAACTTTTTGCGGAGTTTTCCTACAAATTTAGTGAACTTTAACTCATCTCTTGTGATCTCTGCAGACCTTCCGATGTTAAATTGCTGCTGTGAATCTAGTCTTCCTGCAGGAACATTTAACGCTTTGTAAAGTTTTGTTTGGAAATATTGCACGTCTGTCAATTCTCCAAGGTTCTGACCACCTGGCAATGTAGTAATTTCAGTTCCTCTGCCACCTTCTCTACGTGGTAACCAGAAATCTTCCATCATTGACATGTATTTTCTGTCGTCTCTTATCTCTCCAGTGTTAGCATCATATACTAATTTGTTTCTATAGCGACCCATTACCTCACGGAGATATGTTTCCGCTTTTTGTTTTGGTAAGTTTCCTACATCAATATAGAATATTCTTCTTTCTGGTGCTCTTGATATTCTGTAGATAACAAGAGAGTCCTCGATCATACGTAACTGATTGAGAACTTTAATACCTTTATGTAAGTATGACAGTACGATATTTCTATTCGTATCCATCAAACCTGATGTACAATATGTGATTGCGTCTTTTGCAATTCTGATTCCACTATTTGCGGAAGTGTTATTTAAACCTTTAGGGTTGTATAAGAAATACTCTTCGCCTTTACCGAAGTCATACTTCATAAACTCGTCTGCAGTTTTTGGTTTTGTTATCTGTCTTACTTTCTTAATCTTATGTGGATCTACGTATCTTAATTCTTTAATACCCTCAGCAGGATTATCTAAATCAATCACCTTATGATAATACATGCGTCCATCAATGTACCATCTACGAAACATCTCATGTGCTTTACTATCAAATCCGAATAAGTTTTTGATGTAATCAAACTCATCACGGATCATAGTTTTTACACTATCACTCACCTCAAGGTTATCCAAGTTGACTTGTACAGGACTATCGTTCTGGTCAGCAACTATCGCTTCATGAATAATATCTTCGATAGCTTCATCCACTTCTGGGTGCATCGCCATCTCACGATACTTTTTCACCATGTCATACTCAGTCTTGAAGTTACCGTCTAGATCAAGATACTGACCATAGTAACCTCCTGCAATATAACTAGTAGCTCCATCGTCAGAAGAAGGTTGGATAGGAGACGGAGCACGACTCTTACCTTCCTTCTTCTTAAACGAGAAACCGAATAACTCTGCCATAATATTTGTGGTTTCTTATCCTTATTATTTAGTCGGGTTTCTAAACGAGAGAATCGTTAGAACTATTACCCGCATCCATTGCTTTAGATGTGTGGAATTGATATGCAAATTCTACGTCGAATTCTTCGTATGAATCATTGTTGTCATATGCAACTGATACCTGAGAAACAGATACAGGGAACGCG